TTTCGAGTTTATCTCGAACAACACCACGACCGGCCGTCCAACCGCATTCACATATGTGGATAGTGCCATCCGACTTTGGCCAACGCCAGACGATGCCTATACCATGCGGGTTCACGGTCATTACAAGCTGACGGCGATCAGCGCAGACGGCGACACCAACGCATGGACGACGGAGGCAGAGGAGTTAATCAGGACTTCAGCCAAGCTGCGCATTGCCCTTGACGTTACCAAGGACGATGCAGAGGCGGGTCGGATGCAGATCCGAATACCATCCTTGCTTGATAGGCTTCGAACCGAAACCAGTTCGCGCCAGGGCGTTGGCGTCATCAGGCCGGTTGATTTCTGATGCCTCTCCTCCCATGGGGCGAATGGCGTCCTGACATCGCAGACTATGAGGGGACGACTACCAAGAACATATCCGGCGTAACGCCTAGGGGCGACGGTTACGGCCCCTTCAAGGACTTCGCCGCGCTATCGCAAGCCCTGATCGGGCCATGCCGTGGCGCGTTCTACGCTCTTAAATCTGACGGCTCCATAGCCATCTTCGCCGGAACAGAGGACAGGCTTTGGCTGGCCAGCAACACGGATTACTCATGGACGCCCGTTAGCGCTGTCACGTCCTGCACGATCTCTTTTGCAAGCCCGGGTGTGGTGACGGAAGCCGCCCATGGATTCGCTGCGAATAACCCGGTGGTGTTTTCCAATAGCGGCGGGGGGCTTCCCGCCGAAATCGTCGCCGGGACTACCTACTACGTCAAGACGGTTCTGGACGCCGACACGTTCACGGTTTCCGCAACCGCTGGCGGGGCCGCCATTAATACATCGTCGGCGGGAACTGGCACGCATTACGTCACCGGCATTTATCCCTCGCTTTCTTCGGATGCTCAATGGGAGTTTGAACAGACCGGCAATCTAGTTTGGGCTACACAAGCGAACGTGGCGTTGCAGGTCTATGATCTTTCGTCTGCGACGGCTTTCTCTGCCTCTCTTGGGTCTCCTCCGCAGGCGGCATATATCAGCGTTGTGGGGCGGTTCCTTGTTCTCTCTGGGCTTCTTTCTAACCCGTACCGCATTCAGTGGTCTGGTCTGAATAGCTTCAACGCCTCCGGCTCATGGACCAGCGGCACGAACAGTTCGGACTACCAGGACTTCCCGGACGGCGGCATTGTTCGCGGCGTGTCTGGTGGTGAGTTCGGTATCGTGTTCCAGGATCAAGCCGTCCGGCGCATGTCGTACATACCCGGCTCCGCGCTGATTTTCCAGATCGAGCGCATCTCGAAAGACAGCGGGCTTTATGCGCCGTACAGCATCATCAACGCAGCAGAGCTGACGTTCTTTCACTCCGCGCGCGGCTTCCACAAGATCGCGCCAGGTGGTGTTCTTGAGCAAATCGGCAGGGAAAGGGTTGATAGATATTTCTTTGACGATCTCGACAAGACAGAGCTTCGCATGTTCATCGGCGCGGCAGATCCGAGGTCTACAAAGGTTTATTGGGCCTATAAGTCCACGTCGGGAACAACGGGTCTTTACGACAAGCTAATTGGATACGACTACACGCTAGATAGGTGGTTTACCATTCCGATGACGGGCGAATATCTGCTTGGAATGTCACAACCCGGCATCACGCTTGAGAGCCTTGATGCAATCTCGGCATCGATCGACGCTCTTGAAACCTCGCTGGATAGTTTCGCAGTTTCGACGCAGCCGGTCATTTCGCAGTTTTCGAGCGATAACAAGCTCGGGTTTTTCTCAGGTCTTAACATTGAAGCCACGCTTGAGACGGCAGAGCAGGGCACCGATGGGCGCATGATTTCCATGAATGACGGCTATCGCCCTATAACGGACGCCGCTACGTTGTACGGCTCGATTTCATACCGGAATACGCAACAGGCGACGGCGACATCCACGGCGGAACAAGCCATCAATTCGCGAACCGGAATGGTCAATGTAAGGCGAGAGGCGCGATATATCCGAATGAAGGATCGCGTCCCGGCCGGCACTGCATGGACCTATCACGCTGGCGTCGAACCAGGCGTAAAGACCTCGGGGCTCGTATGACGGCGGTATTCTATGTTCCCGGCGTAGAAGAAACCGATCTTAAGAAGGTCATCCGTTCACAGCAGCAGGTCGCGGCGTACCTGACGAAGGGCCAGGTTGCATTCCCGGATTCTTTTGAGAACTCGGCAGACCCGAACACGCTCGATGATTATGAGGAGGGGACGTGGACCCCGGCGGTGACCTTTGTAACCCCGGGTGATTTGTCCGTGGTGTATTCGTTCCAAGCTGGCCTTTATACGAAAATTGGCAGGATCGTCACCATTAGCTTTGCCCTTGTGACAAGCACCTTCACGCACACAACGGCGTCCGGGAATATGAAGATAACCGGGCTCCCGTTTCCTTCAAGTAGCGACTCGTCCCAGAGATCCTATGCGCCGCTCCTGTTCGCCGGGATAAACAAGGCCTCTTATACGCAAGTCATGGCCGCTCTTGTCGGGGCTAGTTCTTCCGAGCTGCTTGTGCAGGCCTCTGGGATGGGTATTGGGGTTGGGTCAGTTGCAGTTGCGGACGCTCCAACTGGCGGTCAGGTAGTTCTTGGCGGAAACGTCTCGTATGTCGGTTGATCTGGTCTGGGTGCCTCCGGTCGACATTACCAAGGCATGGCCGTTGGCGCGCAACCTGATCCGAGCAGCAATCGAGCGAACGAATATTTCCGAGTTCGCGGATATCGAAAACGCCGTGCTGTCAGGCGATCAAATGCTTTGGCTGGCCATCTCGGATCATGTCGAGGCGGCAGCAACTACGCATCTGATTAAAACGAGTGGCAAGCCGGTTCTTATCGTTACCGCGGTGGCCGGAACTCAGCGCGAACGGTGGCTGTCGTTGCGCCACAAGATCGAAGCCTATGCGAAGGCGGAAGGCTGCAAATGCGTTCGTCTATACGGCCGGAAGGGCTGGGAACGTGCATTAAAAGACTACAGCGTAGAGTACATTATTATGGAAAAAGCCCTGTGAACCTGCTATGATTTGCGCATTCAGCGGAGGATGGCCGATGGGTAATTGCGAGGGCTGCGCGTTTTTTAAGCCGCTTATTAGTAGTGAAGAAGGCGGTTCCTGTCATCGGCGCGCACCCACGGCATCGCCGCGAGTTCTGCGTATGATTCTCATCCTTTTGGCAGACATGCACTGGAAGGCGTATGAGGACATTAGCGGCGAGACTAACTTGGCCAAAGACATGAATGTTGAGAGTAACGAATCGAACGAGACTGAGTGGCCCCATGTTCAGCCGTATGACTGGTGCGGAGAGTTCATGGCAAAAACTGAGGTGGATGGCGACTTTCCCGGGGCCGTAGAGTTGGGGCCAATTTCTATGAGCGAGGCAACGGTTACAGGCATCAGGGATATTGACGACAACAGGCGCAATGCGCTGATCAATGCCGATAGAATTATCGCCGGGTAACCGTAACCCGTCCTAAGAGCCATCCAAATCACCGGCGTATGCGCTTTCGCTTTGGCCTGCAATGAACTGGCGGAGTTGCTGGATAAGCTTGTTAGCCTCCTCTTCGTCGATGGCGAACTCGCAATAGCCGATAGGCTGAACAATCGTTAAGAGGCCGGCTAAAGGGCTGTCGTCCAGGCTTTTGACCCACGAACCTACGACGACATGCTCCTCCAATTCCTTGCCAGCGTTGAGCGGCGGCGGGAAATCGGACTTTACGACCCAATCTGTCGGTTTCGTTTTCTTGACCATGAGCTGAGCCCCGCTACAGATCGCTAATGAAGGCTAATGAACGCTAATGAAAGATACGTACAATGGGCGGTGAGAGCAAGCAAAGTTCAACGCAGAGCAGCACCACCAATCCGTGGGAACCTGCGCAGCCAGCATTGCAGGGAATCCTTGGCCAGTTGCAGGGCCAGCTTGGCAAAACGGGTGTTACCGGCGCTGAAAACAACGCGCTCGACACCATCACGACGAATGCGAACGCCGCAGCGGGGCAGTACGCGCCGCAGATGGGGGCTAATGCTAATGAGCTATTGAGCGGCGGCGGTGCGCTCAATCAAACCGGCGCTATCAACAAGAACTATGAGGACTACCAGCGCAGGCTGAACCCCACGGCGGACGGCACCAACATGGGCGGCAACTCCGGCCTACAGCCTTATCTCGACACAATCCGAGACGACGTGACCAATCAGGTTAACGGCTCGTTCGCTGCGGCGGGGCGGGATTTCTCCGGCGCGAACTTCGGCGCACTCGGGCGTGGCATTGCCTCCGGCATGGCCCCCGTCATTGCACAGCAGTACAACACCGACACGGCGAACCAGCGCAGCGCCGCTGATGCGCTGTATGGCGCGGGCAACACGAATGCGGGACTTTTGAGCGGGCTACAGCAACAGAACCTCGCCAACAAGCAGGTAGGAGCGACGGCGGCCGGCCAGGCTACGGATATGTCAAATGCCGGGGCCAACGCTACGCTGGCGGCAGAAGCACAGCGGCGCGGAATTCCGGTGCAGGCGCTTGGCTTGCTTGCTCAGATCGGCATTCCGATCGCTGGGCTTGGCGGGCAGTCGTCCGGCCAGAGCGACACGACAAACCAGATGAGCGGTGTGCAGCAGTTTGCCACGGCAGTGACGCCGTTCACAAGTATGTTTAAGTTCGGGGGCGGCTAATATGGGCCTGCTTGACTCCCTGTTCGACAAAAATACATACGGCGGCCAAGGCGGCGGCTTGCTGGGTTTCCTGCGCACTACGCAGATGCAGCAGCAGAATTATCAGCCGAGCGCGGGCTTCCCCGATCAGCAGGCCGCGC